TCAAGCGACAGCTACCAGGCCCCAACATTACCAAGTCGAACTCCCCGAGTGAACCCCCCGACTTGACCCCCTTATAACCCGTTGATTCTAGGAGCTTCTTGGTTCTCAACTCGTTCCGGTTGCCCTTCCGCTTCGTGTTTATCCTTACTCTCGGCTTCTTTTTCACCATGGGTAAACTCCATTTCTCTGGCCTTGTGTCCCGCTACCCTCTCCCAGATCTGAGTGTCTGCGTTCCATCCTGGTTCCCAGAACCCCCACTTTCTCGCCACCTTCAGTCTGGACGGGTGTTTTAGTTTTCGCAAAGCCTTTTCCTCAGAATGCCTTAGCTGGCCTGCGGTTAGCTTCAGGTGATGTCGCGCATATCTTCTGGTGTGGCTCCTCCTCCCCTTGTAGTACCCGCACCTCATTGCGAGAATGTCCACCTCCCTTTTTGTTAGGTCAGTCTCAAGCATGTCGGCACAGAACTCTTCATATATCTCCTTGCCGTTGGCTTTATCGATTCGCCGCGCTGTTTCCCACCTGGACTCTCGCCTAGCTACCGGAGGCTGCTTGTGGTCAGCAATCTCGTTCTCTTCCTCCATCAGGGCGTTGAGCATTGAGCGTATTAAGCTTATCAGGCCGCTTATCATGTCCATCCTTTCGCGCTGATAGGTTTCCTGGCTTGTCGGCAGCCCGTTCCTGTAGTCATACTGTATCTGCCTATATATCTTACTGCGCTCCTCTCGCTCGATATCCATAAGAAGATTGTATTGCTTAAGTAAAAGGGCGGCATCCATATTTGGTATAAGCATATCGGTCATCACCGGTCCTCCGCTAAGGCGAACGCCTTGGCTACAATTTCCCCCGCCAGTTCTTTCGAGACTTTCCCAATCGAAAGCATCCTTATATTTGGGGCTGGTAACCCAGTCGGGACCACCGTTGGGGCCTGGATTTCATAGCGCCCCCTGTTCTCATGCTCCGTTATCCCGGTCAGGTAGGCTCCTGACTCCTCGGTCACCCCAGTGGAGTAGATGGCGAGATAGATGCGCTCGAATTCTTTCCTCACCCAGATGTCGAAGTCCTTAGCCTCTTTCTGACCAAGGGCTACCCAGCCTCCGAGATTTCTGATAGTGGCGTTCACTACCGGGTCATCGAAATTGACTGAACAATAAGTTCCATGTTCATTCAAGGCTTTGCGTACTGCTCGCCATGCTATCGCTGCACGGTGATCCGGTCCCACATCCCCCGCAAGTTTCCTTAGCTGTGCCGGTTTAGGCCACCACTCCAGAGTCTTCAGGGCCGTTTCAGCGGCGAATTTAACGTCGGCCAAGGGCAAGTCCTTCAAAGCTCCCCAGTACGTCTCCATGACATCGTCAGTGGCCTCCTTGTCGAATGCGGTGGCCATCGCTACAAACATAATTGAAAATTCAGCCCTGTCTTTCTGTTCCATGTGTTTCCTCTTGGCGGTTTACAAAAGCAGTAGCTGCCCGAATTCCGCGTTGTGTTTTATCTGAAATGACCGGGCGGTGATAATTCTGCCAAGTCAGGATGAATCTATCCATTTTTTCCGTGTCTCTGAAAATGTATTTGATGCTGTGAAACGACTTAGCCTTAAACCAGTCATCCACTGAGTTCCCATTAATAGCCGAGATGCAGTCATCAATGGAGTAGCCGTCTTTGATTCTATCCCCAATCAGGTTCCAGTCTTTGTGACCAGGCCTGACGGTGCGACCAAAGGTAGGGAAAGTCTTTCTATAGTGATGAAAAACTTGAGTGATTGCTTCTATTAATGCGGGGTGTTTGTCTTTTGTGTTCCGTGTGTTTCTTGCGTTACTCACTACCGGAGATTCTGAGCGCTGTCGATCTTTATTTTTCAGTTCTGGGACGTTTTTTGGGACGTTTTTTGGGACGCTTGCGCTGGTAGTGACTTCGTAAATGCCGAAATTCTCTACGGTTATTACCGTTATTTTTTGGGACGTTTTTTGGGACACTTTTTGGGACGCCACACATCGAGAAAGTGCAGTTCTAATTTTTCGTTCGGTTAATCCAAAGTCTTCCAGCTCAGTGGTTGCTCTTCTTCGATTGAAAACGAACTGGCCGGGGAGGAGGATTAGAGTCTGTCCTCTGACGGTCAATGTAATCTCTGCAGGGGTAGCCTGGACGAGACACCAGAAGAAGAACCGCAGCGTCGTAGGCTCTTTGAGGTCTGATAGAATGTCCAATGGAATTGTAACCCGGCCCATGCCCCCACCCTACCGCGATCGATGCCGTGTAAAAAGAGGGGGCGGAGACACTAGGGAAAAGGAAACACGACTAACACAAAACCCTAGTCACCTTGGAGGAGAAAGTCTCCGCCCCCAACTCAAAAACTAAAAAGGAACGTCTTCGTCAGGCATGGATGGGGGAATGACCTTACCTGAATTCTGAACAGGGCCTGATTTTGGCATAAGAAATTCTTTTACGCCAAGGTATTTTTCATCTTTTGCCCGTGTGAAATAGGCGGTCCCCGTTTTATTAAGGATTTCCTCTTTGTCATAGGGTTCCTCTTCTTTCCACACCAGACCAATAGCCTCAAAGAAACGCTCGAGCTTCCACTGGGCGTCATCCGTATAGTACATGTTCTCATAGGCTTTAATGACGCGGTTATCAGCGAACACATCGAAGGTTATGGTCATACCTTCAGTCCCTGTGCCGAATTCTCGTTCCTGAATATCAAAAACTCTGAACTGATAAACGCCAGGAGGAACCTCCCCCTTCTTTTTGCTCCGAATTTTCGGATTATATCCTAATTTTCCCATTATTTATCCCCGCTCTTTTTGAAATTTTTAGAGAGATGATCAGAGTAAACGGACCAATTCAGTTCTATTTTATCAGGCATATCGTAGCCAGCGCGAGCACCGGCATCCCGCCCAGGACCGCCATCGAAGATAAGCCATCGCGTATTGTTCACAGCTACGGCTTTCCCCTTGGCTCCGAGTCCCTGGTCCTTGGTGACAATGTAGTCCCGGCAGGCATGGCCAATTTGGTCTGCCCAAGCTCGAAGCAATTGCCAGGAAGCTTTCCCCATGTACGCCCCGGTCGTTTGGAAGTCTTCACCATTCGTGTTGTTGAACTTGTGAAGCCCTTCGTGGCCGAGGAGTAGGCAACCCATCTCCTTCTCCGTTCGAAGCTTATCTAGTCCGTTCAGGAGCCTCTTAAACTCAATTGCGGTAGCCTTGTCCCCACGCGCCCACGCGTTGAAACCTTCCTGGCCTTTCCTTGATTCCCAGCACCCGGCAAAGTCTCTATCGCAAACATGTTTAGCGCAGAGATCCCACACGCCACCAATGGTATCGAGCACAACCCATTTTCGGTCATGCTCCGTCTTAAGAAGCACCGTGAGAGCCTGAATAACATCTTCCCACGTAGTGCAGACGCGGTCAGAGGGTAGCTGCATGACTTCAAGACCTGAGACACCATCCTCAGTCGGGATGAACACGCATTTGGGTGCATTGCTGGCAACAGTGCTTTTCCCAATTTTCGGCTCACCGATAATGACTACTCGAGGAGGTAATTTTTTGCGTTTAACTCTCTTTAATTCCCACGTAGCTTCTAATTTTTCGATTTGACTCATAGTGCCCCTCCTCTCATTTCTTCTACGATTTCCTGATTTTTTGTGGAAAAAGGCGCATCAACGTCTTCTTTGATTCCCCGTGGGAGAATTTGCTCAATCTGACTGATGCTGAAGTCTTTAAGGTAGTCTCGGCAATTAACCGTGTTGATCACATGGGCAATAGCCTTGGCGTCTTCGTCACCAATTCTCATTTTCTCTGACACGTAGGTAAAGTGGCAGTAGCTGCTGATTGGATGCAGTACAATGTTACCGCCCCCGGCATTAACTTTAGCGCAGAAGAAGATGTGTGGGCCGTCAGGGTCTTCCATATTTGGCATGTGGCCAAACATTAACTCATAACGAGTCCCGTTTCCTGGTTGATAGTCAATAACGGTAATTCCGTTATCTGAGACTTTTGTACGGATGTAAGTGTCTATAGGCTTCATGGTGCTTCCTTTGTTGTTTCAAGCTCTTCGTGAGCTTGTTGTTTCTTTCTAAATTTGGGGTTCGTGTCTAACCCATCGGCTCCGATGCAAACATTCATGAATTCGCAGGCCCTGCCGTAGCTATTGCAAGCAGAGGCGTTTCTAACTCGCAGATTACAAGTCTCAACAACCTCTTGAGTCTCGGCAAGTTCACGCAGCTTCAGGTCTAGCTCATCCTGCATGAGGGTGATGGGCTTACGGAAATACCGGTCATTCCCTTCTGTCCGGTAAGTATGCATCATTCTCGAGCTAAACTGAGGCAAGGTTTCGGCATCGGCTGCTTTGCGTTGAGCAAATTCCGCATCGGTTTCGCTCTTGCGCTTACGAGCACTGCCTTTCAGGGGCGTGGCGCGACTCTTTAAAATGACGTCATAAAGAATTTCGGGCATTTCGCCAGTCATCCTAAATACATTCTGGGAATACATAGCGAGCTGGGTATCCATACTGAGTTTTGTCCAATATGAAGATCCAGGCTCATCAGCTCCAGTTCCAGAGCCAGCGGTCTTGTGCTCAATAATGATCAATTGCCCGTCAGATTTTCGACGGACTAAAACATCAAGCTTGCCTGCGTGAAATGCTGGGTGATTCTCATCAGAGAGCGGGACAAAGAACTGCAGCTCAACACCGACAACTTCATAAAGCTCTCGAGAATCCAGCCATCGGCTGTAATACCCCTTAATATATGCAGCCACCTTAATTGCATCAATCTTGCCGCCATCAGTGGTGGAGAAATAGCTTTCCTCGGTGCAGAATTTTGCCACATGGGCCATGGCCTCGGCGCAACTTGCGCCCTTCCAGAAATACTCGAGCCCAAGGTGTGTGGCGCTGCCCACTAGGAGAGCGGGGATTGGGTCTACAGAGCGGTAACCAAGCTCATAACGGTATTCGTAGAGCTTCTGGCAACGCATAAAGCAGGACAGGCTTGAGGTTGTGTGGATGTAGTGTTCTTCTTCACTCGGAGGTGTGCTGAATAACTTTAAATTCTCCGAAATAATTGTGTTGTTTTTAATTAAAGACATCGCGTTCCTTTGCGGGTTGAATATTTGTTTAGTTTATTGAGGTCAAGATAATATATCCCAAATCTCGTCTTCTTTTTGCACATTAAATCTCTCCACTAGTCTTTGGGCGGGTGCTTGCCGTATTTCTTTTTTGGGAGGCTCTCTGAGCTTGGCTCCCATATTTACAGCAATACCAAGATCCCCCGACAGAAAACTCGAGAGATAGGGGTCTTCGTTCACCCGGTCTACAATCCGGGCCCTTTCGATTCTCCGGGCAGCTTCCTCGTAAGTGGACAATACGTTCTCCCCCTCGAGGAAAGCCTCCACTGCGAGCTGCGTTAGTGCAGATATAGATATCCCCAAGCGCTTGGCTGTCCGAATTAATCTGATGTCGGTTTCTTTTGGGACGTTGAATTTGTGAGTTTTCCAGCCCTCCCCCGTGCTGATTCTCTTCTTCTTCTTTTCTTTGGACAAGGGATAAGACCAGAAGTTGATGCCTTCAAAAGCCCAGCGGCAGATACGCTCGATCTCATCGGCGGTAGGGATGGCCCTCTCGCTCTCGAAGAGCAACCACCTGGGCTTGGTTAGGCCGCACTGTTTGGCTGCGCTGTAGGGGTCGAGGCCTCGTTCTTCTCTGATCAGTCGGAGTCTACGGGCAATAGCTTTGGATAGGACATTGCTACCACCGGGGATGGTAGTAGCATCTGTCCTCTCCTTTGTCCCAGGTTTATTG